TGGCGCCACCGATTCCTTGACGTACTGGAGCGTGACGGCCGTGGGCTCGCCGAAGGTCACGGTCCCGTCATCGGCCAGCGTGTAGGGCACCTCGAAATAGTCGGCGCCCCGCTCAACGATCAGCGACGCCTCACGCACCTCGCGAACGTACGGCCCGGGCGCATCAGAGGGGCTCACGCCAGCCGCCGCCATCTGCGCATCGTAGGCATTGCGCACGCGGCGCACGCGGCCTTCCAGGCTGTCCGGCGAGTAGTTCTCCTCCATGGCCGCATGCGCAGGGATTCGCGCCTCACGCTCCTCGGCCTGTTCCTTGGAGTCGAATGTCCCGAGGACCTGCTTGCCGTCCCGGCTGTAGAGCACCCACTCGTCACCGATATGTCGGATCATCACGCTCCCCGACGAGATCGACCCCCAGACACGCGAAAAGCCGCTGGCCCTCGGGGGAGGAGGGTCCCCGAGAGCCAGCGGCTTCTACGTGTGGAGCCGCTCTCAGTCGATCCTCGATGTACTACACCACGCGCATCCTGTCAAGCCCGTTCGTGGTCGTTCGGCCGATGGAGCCCTTCCGGATGCACGATCACCTCGCGAATGTCTCCGCTCGCGCGGTCGAATCGGACCTCCAGCGTGATTGAGCGCCACGCGCGGCCGCCGATATCGAGACTCGGCCGCCACGCCTCCAGGGCCTCGACCAGGGCGAGCCGGAGGCGGTCGGTCGTCGTCACGCGAGCACGGTCTCCACATGGCAGCGGCACTGGATCGTATTGCCGGGCGAACCCGCCGGGTCGAGCGGAAACCGAAGTCGTTCGCCATCGACGACGAACGGCTGGTCGATGGGGATGGGCGATTGGGCCGTCTCGACATGGGCGCTCCGATGCGCCGGCCGCTCCCGACCATCGAGGACGGATACCCATTTCTTCCTGAGCGCCAGTCCGAGCCGACCCGCCGCCGCCGCCGCTTGGTGCATCCTGGCCTCTGAGGCGGCCGAGAAGACGCGGCCCATCTCCGTCCGCACAATGACTTCGGCGCGCGTCAGGACTGTCGACGTCGTGAATCCCCGGAGCGGACCCGCCGATGGCGCGCCGGCCCCGATCAGAACATCCCCGAGCGATTGCATCAATCGGATCGGCGCCTGCTGCGTCAAGATCGCCGTCCGAATCCGCCGACCGATGTCGGCCTTCATCGCATCCGAGAGCCCCGTCACGAGGTCGACCAGGAAGAGGTCGGCGAGCTCGCGGGCGACCTCCGGCGCGAGGGTCGCTGGGTCGATCCCGAGCGTGCGCAACACCGCCGCCTCGTCGGCCGTCACGGCTTCTCGCAAGACGAGCCGCGCCGCCTGAGCCACGCGACGATCCACCGCCTCAATCCCGCGGCGCGCTTGATCCTCGTGCGCCGATCGCAGCATCGCGCCCCACCGGTCCGCCCAGCGATCAATCGCCAGATTCGCCAAGGCACGAATCTGCGGGAGATGCGACACCTCGAATCGACCCGAACCGGCCTGGCCGATGTCCTGGACGAGCGGGTCCATCCGAACGAATGTCAGGAGCCGGCCGATGAGATCACGCCGGAGCGTCTGGAGAGATCGCTGGGTCTGACGCAACATCCGGCGAATCGCCTGTTCCGCGTCGACCGCGACAGAGCGACGCCCCTCGACGAGCCGCATCATCCTGGCCCCAACGATTCGACCAGGCGGCCCGTCCAGAGCCCTCGATCCAGCGTCTCGACGCGATCGATCGCCTGGCCGTTGATCGGGGCAATCGAACACGATGGCCAGCGGAACCGGATTTCTGGGATCGCGCGAACCGTTTCATCGGTCAGCCGGATCGTGGGCGGCCACGGGGCCAGGAGGATCCGATGATCCTCGGCGTCACGCCGGAACAACTCGGCGGGCGCGACGGCGGCGGATGGCGCCATCGTAGGTCAGGCGGATCGCTTCCCCGAGGTCTCGGTCCGCCGTCGTCTGGTCGGTCTGCTGGTCCGCCTCGACCGCGGCCATCTCAGCCGATGGATCGCACTCCACACCGAGATGCGACGAGACGGCCGCCATCATCTCCGCTGCCGTGGCTCGGCTCAGGAGCCCCGCCGTCACGGCCTGGACAGCGGCCGCCGTCACCTGAGCGAGCGCCGTCGCCCCGCGGCTGACGTCTCTCGTCGCCACGTCCGGCATGCGGATCGTCACGGCCTGCCACACCGGCACCGGAGGATCGCCCACGAGAGGCGGCACATGACGCGCCTGGACGCCGTGCCAGAGGACCTCGCCGAGGAGTCGCTCCAGCCAGTGCCGGAGTCGACGCTGCTTCGCCGTGACGGTCTTGATCGCCAGTTCGCTCGATTCCGCCGCATTGGCCCGCGTGGCGTCGACATCTCCGAGCCAGTTCGGCGAATACCCAAGATTCCCCGCGATGTAATTCCGCAGCGTCAGGAATCCCGTGGCGAGGTCAGCGTGCTTGAGGTCGGGCGTCGAGGGCTTCCAGGTTTCCTTCTCATTATGGACGAGCGTGGCCCCGGGTTTCGGTGCCGTCGGATGCGCCTTGAGCCAGTCCGTGATCGCCGATGGTTGTGCGCCCTCCAGCGTCACGTCCCACACAAACGCGTTAATGAGGGCCGCCCGCTCCGCGACGTCGAATTGGTAACGGTCCAGCAGCTCGGCGAGGTCGAGCGAGGCCCAGAGCGGCGGCATGCCGCGGGACATGCCCGCGATGCGGTTGACCGAGAAATAGAGCACGCCAGCCGGCGCGCGACCCTCGCCGAACCGCTCCGCCATCCGAGCCCGCCACGTCTCGCGCTGCGCGACGGCCTTCGCCCCGAGGGCCACCGCATCGATCACGCCAGGCCCGAGCAGTGTCGGGAGCACGATCGCTTCTGGCATCGCGCTCCCGCGCACCTCGACGCCGATCGGCACGCGCACATTGTCCTCGTCCGTATGGACGGCCTGAATCAGGACCGGATCGACGAGCGTCACGCGGACCGATCCATCGGGCCGCACGAAGAGCGGGAGCACCGCCTCCCCGAGGAGTTCGGCCTCAATCGCGAGCACATCGACGAGATTCGGCAGATCGTTCGTCGGCTCCCGCCAGAACTGATCGAGCCACGCCTGCGCCGGCTCATCGTCGATCTGCGGCCACAGCCCTTCGCCGACGGCGTAGTCCCGCGGCAGCGTCACCATCCGCTGCGCGAACGGATTACGCACGAAGGCGCGAATGGCCTTGGCTTGTGCACGGCGGTGCTGGTCGAGCGGGAGGTCCCGAACCTGGGCCCCCGACACGGGGCGATAGAGCGACTCATCGGGATCAATCGTCGTGGTAGGGTAGAGCCCAGTCTGTTCCCGGAGGACCAGTCCCGTCACGGATGCGATCGCCTCGCGAAGCGCGCGCATGGCGGTAGTCTAGCGCACCACGCGATCACTTACCACGGCCAGGGCAGTCCGAGCAGTCGGACCCACCCCTGGAGCGCGAGCCAGAATGACGCCACACCCGTCGCCGCCACGACGCCGGCCGCGACCGCGAGGGCCATGGCGGCGGTCACCGTCCCGAGGAATCCACCAGCCGATCGAGCCATCGCGGCCGGCGTCGGCGGCGCGTGCTCTCGACAGACACCGTGCCGGCAGGACTCGCAATCGACACGGGCGCGGGTCATGGCGTGACCCGCCCGGCCAGCGCGCCGAGCACGGCGGCGAGCCACAGACCCACGGCCAGGAGCACGGCCCCGCCGCCAAGGGCCGTCAGCCCGGCGCCGGCCCACCACGCCCACCGGACCAGCCGACGCGTCGAGGCCGCCGGCGTCAGCCCGGACCACGCGGCCCAGGTCCAGACCAGCACCGCGACCGCACACACCCAGAGCGCGGCCCCGAGGGGCGGGCCTGGGCCATCCAATGGCAATCGGTGGGCCAGTCCTGCGCCCAACCCGAGCAAACCGAGCCCGGCCGCCCAATCTGGGCCGGAGGTCCGGCCCGCGACGAGCGCCCGCTGCCACCATGCCGGCTCGCCCGCGAATCGGCGCGGCTCGGGCTCGAGGACCACGGCAGCCCGGGAGACGTGCGTCGCCGTCCACCGATGTCGGCGCCCGGTGCGCCAGATGGCCAGCAGCGTCGTCGCCTCCTCGGGGGATTCCGGCTGGAGCTCGAGCCGGTCAGCGGTCGATTCAGCGCGCATCCGTCAGTTTCCCACGCTCATCGCCGTCCTCCCCATACCGAGTCAATCGCTCGGCCCTCGCGATGATAGGCCCCGGCCCCCGGCTGGATCATCCCGGAGGCGTAGCTACTGATCGGCTCGTCGATGAGGAGGTCCGTCAGCGCCCAGACCAGCGCGTCAAGACGATCGGGGCTCTCGCCGGAATCCGGGTCCCACGTCGTCAACTGGTCCTCCAGAACGTCCAGCGTCCCCACATGGTGAATCCGGCCCTGTTCGTATAGCGCCGCAACGGGCTCGGCGCGGACCCGCTTGCCCCGAGAGGCATGCACCAGCGTGACCGGGACGTGCGGCGCCACCGTCGCCAAGACCGACGCCACCAGGTCCCCACCTTGGTTCGCCTCCGCGACGATGCGATCGGCCCGAAAATCTCGATAGGCGGCGACCGCGCGGCGCGCCCACTGATCCGGCGAGCCGCGGAGCGAGAGGTCCGCGAGCACGTAGCCCTCGGCGGCCTCCGTTTTCCCGGCCACCACGATTCCGCTTTCCGCGCTTGTCGCCGTCGAGGTCACCGCCGGATCGATCGCCACGACGAGCCGCCAGCAGGCCGGAGCCGTCGCCACGCGGAATCCGTCCCGCTCGAAGTACGACGGCGACCAGAGCGCCCCCTCGACATCCTCCAGTAATTCTCCGGCGAGCTCCTGTCGACCGAGTCGACTGCCCTCGTATCGGGTCCGCATTTCGGTGACAAACTCCGGGGCGAGATTTTCGGCATTGTCGGCGAGATGCCCGCGGGTGACGACGGTCCCGGGCGACGCGATCAGCCGGCGCAAGACTGCAACCTGACGTGGCGTCGTGGAGACGACGACGCGCGGGTCCGTCCCAATGCGAAGCCCCATGAGGAGATTGTCCCACGCGGTGCCGCCAGAGGTGTCGGCTTTGCGGAGATTCCGCCACTTCGCCAATTCATCCGCCCAGCCCAAATCATGCTCGGGTCCACGGAGCAACTCCGGCGCCTCCGCGGCGTAGGCAATGGCCATGGACCCATTCGGCCAGGTCAGCCGCCGCTTCGACGGCTCATAGGTCGGCCGGAATCCCGGTGGCGCAATCGCCAGCAATCCCGACGGTCCCTCGATCATCACGTCCCGCACGTCGGCGGCGGTGTCATTCACGAGCGCGATCCGGCGCGCTGTCCCCATTTCCACTCGCGACCGGATGTATTGAGCCGCCGTGAGGGTTTTCCCCCAGCCTCGCCCCGTCTGGATCAGCCACACTCGCCACGGGCCCGGAGGCGGAAGCTGTTCCGGTCGCGCCTGCCAGTCCGCCCACGTCCACGGGAGGAGTCCTCGAGTCTCCTCCGGCAGGGAGCTCCAGAAAGCTCGGGCGGCCGTGGCGTCGAGCGAGGCGATCCAGCTCGCTCTTGACGTTTTCGGCGGCCGCGCGGAGGAGCACCAGGATATTGACGGTGTCGCCATCGGGCTTGATGGCCCGCAGGTATTGGCCGAGCGTCTCGAGCGCCCGCTGCCGGTCGGCGAGCTTGATTTTGATCGTGCGGGTTTGTTGGGGTCCGCTCCCGATGATGGTCTCTTCGACGCCATCGATTAGCGCCGCGGACTCGTCGCTGAGGTCGTCAGACGGCGTGATCCGCACACCCGAGGCGTCCCACTGGACGACCTCGCGGACATCGCCGAACGCGCGACGGCGCAATTCCTCGAGCCATCGGTTGACCGTAATATCGCGCTTGTAGAGGCGGTTTTCGATCGCGGCGGCAATGTGCGGCGTGTGACGTAACCGCGACGCCACATCCCGAATAGTGGAGGGCTGCATATTGGCGACTGAATAGCCCGCCGCAATGTAGGCCTGGGTTTGATTGCCGCGCGTGGGGCCGGGGCTGAGCAACAAATTGACAAACGTCCGCTCCCGGACGGTCAGCTCGCGGCGCTTTGCGGGGACGGCACGACGGCGGCGGCGGCGGCGACGGGCCACACGCTACCGAGACGGTGCCCCGCGACGACCGATGGCCCCACGCGTTGACACATCGATGAGCGAGGCGGGCCGAGCCACCCAGCCCGCCAGAATGCCAATCAGGAAGACCCCGACCGACCAGCCGAGAAAGACGAGGTCCGTCATGGGCGCTGATCCATTGCATCCGGAGCGGTCGGAGCCGAGGTCGACTCCGGAGGCGCCGGCCGAACGGTCCGGGCTCCCCGCGCAACTTGGCACGCCTCGCAGGACGTGCGTGGGCGACCGACGAGCCCGGTCCGGGTCATGGCGGCCCCGCAATGGCGGCAGGTATAGGGCTCATCCATCGGTGAGCTCCTCCTTGGCGGCAGACTATCGGACGGGTTGGCGGGCTGTCAAGCCGCAGCACGGTTTTTGTGCTTGACAAAGCGGCTTAGTGTGCTAGACTCCAGACAGATGAGGGACATCATGGACACTAGAGGAGGAGGGACGATGGACACCAGCGAGCGCGAACTAAACGAGCAATACGCGCGGTACATCGACGCCCTGGACGCCGCGGGGCGTCTGGACCGACCCGGCCGTCGGGTCGGTGTCAAACTGCTCCCCGATGGCCGATACGGCCTGTCCACCGACGAGGTGGACGTGTGGAACACGTACATCGAGTGACCTGCCCCACGCACCCCACGAGCCCGCTCGTCTGCCCCGCGTGCGTCGGCACGCGGGGCGGGCGGGCCCGCACGCCCCGGAAGGCTACCGCAGTCCGGCAGAATCTCACGGCGGCCCGGGCGCGTCGGTGGCCCCAGGCTCTGCCATCCGATGGCCACGCCCCTCTACCGCCGTCTCATGGCACCTCCTCCACCTCCGGTGTGCGCCGATAATCCCGCCAGACGTGGATGAGCTTGAGCGTCCCGGGCGGCGCGGGCCACTCGGCCAGCGCGCGGCGCTCCAGGGCGCCGGGTGAGCGATTGGTCTTGACCTGGACGACCACCCATCCGGTGGTCGAGCACCCGACGAGATCCCACTCCCCCAGACTCCCCCCGGAGCGGACCATGCGGTAGCCGGCCGCCTCCAGGAGGCGGCGTGATTTGTGCTCGGCGCGCGTCCCCTTAGCTTTGGCGTTCAGGTCGCACCTCCGCAATGTCACGGACATCGACCGTGGCGTCCGGCCAGAGGGTCCGGAGCCAGGCGCCGCGTCGGCGTGACGGTCGGCCGACCGTTGGTCACGGCTCGTCCCTGAGAGCCGCTCGACTCATAGTGGTACGCGCCTCCGCTGCAGCAGACGCTTCGCGGGCGCGGAGGTGGGGTCGTATTCGTGATTCCGGAGCCAGATCCATAGGCCGTCCATCGTCTCCTGCACGGACGGCCCAGGCTCCCACCCCTCCCGATGACCCGACTGATAGGCTCGCAGGAGCCAGTAGATCGCGTCTCGGAGGTCGCGCTCGGCGCGTCCAGCCCGTCGGATCTCCAGCCCGGCCTGGAGTGCCGCGGCGCTGGCAGTCGTACGAGGCGGACGGTCGGTGCGGCGGTCCTCGGCGGCGGCATCGGAGGCTTGTTCGAGTGCGTGGCGCAGCGTCGCGTTTTCGGCCCACAGGGCTCGGATCGTGGCGACGACACGCGGAAAGATATTGTGCAACGTGGCGAGATACACGCCGTCGTCGCGGCCCGGGCCGTCCCCGAGATGCGCGCCGTCCAACACGGTGCAGTAGCTGTCGTGATCCACGTGCTGGTGGAGATACCGCATGGCCCCGAGCCAGCACCGCTCGTCCCACGGGGGCGGCGTCGCGCTCGCATGGGCCGTCTCGAGGGCGGCCAACTCGTCGGCAGTGACCGGATCACTCATCCTCGTCCCTCTCGCGGCTCATCCCGTTCGGACCCAGTCCAGGCCAGGAGAATCGCCCGGTAATGCGCGAAGCAGACGCGCCGATAGCCGGTGCTCGACGGCGTCACCGAGGTCCCCTCATCCGGACAACCCGGCTCATCGCACCGCCGATCCGGGGCCGGGTAGGGGTTCGGCC